TGTTGGAATTTTACCAGTTTCTGGTACTCAGTTAAGTGCATTCACTGGATCTGGAATCTTATTCCCAGCTCCTTCTGAATCTACTGGTGCTTCTATCCCAACAGCATTGAAACCAGGTGATATTACGTTGACACTTGAAAATGCTAATACTAAGACATTCTACACAATCTCTGGTGCTAGTGACAGTGCTCACGTTCAAAGTGTTTCATTAAGTGTTCCTTTATCAAGAACACCTATCGAAAAACTTGGTTCAACATTTGCTTTCGCAAGACCTGTTGATTTCCCCGTTACTCCAACACTATCAGTTTCAGCTGTTGTTAATGCTCAAAATCAACAAGCTATTCACGACATCATCGCAGATGACGGATTTATCGATAGCTTGACAATTGCATTTGCAACTGGAACAACAAACGTTGCTCAGTATCAATTAAAGAATGTTAAACTAGACTCTGAGTCTGTAAGTTCAAGTATTGGACCTAACAAGACTGTAGATATGACATTCTCAGTTGCTATTGGTGGACCAGACGATACTGCTAATAACATTTTCTTCTCTGGTGCTCATACAGCCGCAATCTTTAGTTAAGATTAACGATACGTATTTAACGAAAAACCACTCGAAAGAGTGGTTTTTTTTTGCTCACATAATCAGTGTTACGCAATCGAAAAGTATTAGGTATAAGAACCTGTTCCAGTTGGCGCTTCTATTCCACCAACTTGTCTAGGAGAAGCTTGATAGCTATTATAACTTTGCACCATTCTTAACATTTTGTCGTAAGAGTCTTGTGCAAAACCTTTGTAAACTTTTGAGACTTCATTTTTATTTACAAACGTAATACTGTTGTCGCCATCTCTAACGCTAAGTATATTACCATTTGTATCGTCTCCAATGCCTCTGAGAGTGTTTCTAGCTTGTTTTGTATAGTAATGGTACAGATACATCTCTTTATATATATCCTGCTCTTCTAGGCCTAATCCAGAGACGTTATCTCCATCTCCAGAAAAAGATGTGTATAGGTATGTGTTTAGCATTCCAATATTTTCACTCAACCATCCAGAAACAGATGATTCTGTTACTCCAGTTGAGTCTAATTCATTTACGAAAATGTCGTTTGCTAAACCGCTGATGCTTCCTGTCATGATTGTCTTTGATATTCTTGCTTAATTATAGTAATAAGCCTATTTCTATCAAAGCTGGGATTGAACCCTAGACGAGCAGCAGTTGCTTGTAAGTCTGACAATGTTTTAGATTTAAGCTTTTCCTCTAAATCTTTTACACTTGCAGAATTTTCAAATGCTAGAGATCTTGCACCTTTTTCTGCTTTTTTTGATGCATCTGTTTGAAAAGTGCCATTTCTAGCCAACCAGCTCGAAAAAGCTTGTAATAATTCATCTTTTTGCTGTTCTGGCGATGTGTATATTCTAGCGGCAACTTTTTCTGCCATGAGGGTCATTTGATCCCTACTCATTGTTTCTAGGTTTCTTCTGAATAATCTTATATCTGCAGTATGAAAAGGGCTTAACATTTTTGTACCAAATATTTTTTCTTGCTCTTCAATGAGATCTAGTTCGTCCCTTTCTTTTCCATCCGCATATTCCAAGTCCCCAAGGTCTGGTTTTTCAGAAGCTTCTGACTCCTCTTCAGATTCTGTTTCTTCAACCTTACCATTAGCTTCTTCCAAATCTTCTAAAGGATCTGGGTTTTTAATTTCATCGTTTTCTATAGCATTAGCTAAGTCTTCAATCATCTCTTCTTTGAGTTCATGTAGACTTGTATGTTTTTTTGTTTTCTTTTTGGCCATAATATATTATAAATTTATTTACACTTTTTCCAAAAAAAAGGGCCACTCCGAAGAGTGACCCCAAATTTTAAAGGTTGTTTTTGTTATACAACGATACCCGCTAAAGCACGATCATCAAGAACAACGCGACCTTCTTCGATTGAACCGAAGTAACCCACTTTGTTTTGACGGATGCTATATTGGTCATCAGCGATTAAGTTGAACTCACCACCGTTTTCGCCATCAACTGCAACTGGGCGAATCAATGATTCACGTGTGCGGTCAATACCAACAACGATTTCGTCAGCACCAGCGCTACCATCGAATACAGCTGCAGCACTACCAGCGACTTTGTCGTATTGTGTACTACCAGCATGAGTATCAAAGATAGTGTTGAATGCTTGAGCACCACCATTAGCAGCAGTTTGATTACCAAACTCATTTAACTCAATAACATTGATACCATAGAATTCTGGTGCACCAGCAGCATTGTATGCTTGTTGTGCGATGAATTCTGGAGTATTAGTAACTGTAGTTCCAGCAGGAGCTGATTTTGTTGCGATTGGGTTGTATGCCATAGAACGCAATTCTTCAACGATTTCTGGAGAACAGATTAGATCTGTAACACCTTTACCGCTACGTGCGTCTGGAGTACCACCAGCAAATGAACTTACGATTCTCTTAGAACGTGTCAAGAGTGAATTTAAGTCAGCTAACACAAGACGTCCTGCAGTGTTAGAACGGAATACGTGCTGAACACTGTTTGTTGAAGCACCAGCAAGAGCTTTAAGTACAACATTAGCAGAGATTGTGTTTTGCTTCAAAAGAATTTCTTGAGCAACACGAGTCATTGTTTTTGCAACAACATCCATGCGTGATTTAGCTGCGTAGCGACGATCGAAGCTAACTGCTGAATCAAGTGAATATGTAGCAATTTTTAACTCTGAAGATGTTGGAAGAACTTCTGAAGTTGGAAGACCACCAGCACGAGACTGAGAGTAAACCTGTACATAATCTTCGTCTGCAACGTCAAAATACAAATCCAAAGGAATTGAAGGATTGTCGTCAGCATTGTACTGAAGAGTTGTGAAAAGGTTAGATAATGCAGGAGCATTATTGATTACCTCGGCCAAAACTGGTCCGATGAACTCGGCTAAAGCTGTTTGAGCTTCGTAAGCAACATCGCGGTTACGAGAAGCCATAGCTTTTACAAGCTCAACTTGCTCTGGAGTATTTTTTAAAGTAATTTTCATAATTTTTAAATTCCTTTCTTATTATCCAATTTTAACAACGATATACTCACCGTCGAACTGATCTGTAAGACCAGCGCTAGATGCGCGAGAACCAGTACCAATAACTGTACCGAATGCAAGAGAATCACTTGGAGCTACTCCAGTAATTTTACCTACATTGCTGTTAGAAATTTTGATACCAGTACCAACTGTGTAAAGAGAAGCTGCTCCATCGAAAGCTTCTGTAGCTAAAGTAAAGATACCTTTAGTTGCTACAGGAACAGTTTGTCCAGGAAGAACAGCTTGTAGTTCTTCTTTTTTAGTTGCGTTATATAATAATTTCTCTCCATTTTCATCTGTCTCTGCAGTTTGGTTTAGAGTGAGTCCTAATGGAAGCTCTCCAGAACCTGCTCCAGTGATTGTCAATGGATTCGTAGGGTACATGTCTCCGCCAACAAATGGGTAATCTGTCTTACCAAGATAACTATTTGAGCCATACTCAATAGTGTCTTGATTGAAATTTCCATCTGATACCTTAACAAATACACCGTTATCTCCCAGAGAAGTTCCAGTTGTAGAACCTACGGAGATGCCAGTTTCGAGTGCAAAAATGTTAATAACATCTTGCTCATCGTACTGTCTGAATGGTAATAATCTTAACATAGTTTTTTATAAGTTTAAAATTTTAAGAAAGAACATTGTCACGGCTGAAAGCAGCTGCGAAACGATCTTTAAATGATTTAGATGAAGCTTGTGCTTCGTTATTGTTTGGGATTTCTGAAGTAGTTGCTTCTGCGTTTTCTAAAGCTTCTTCAACATCAGTTTCTTCTGAAGACTCTGAAGCCTCTGAAGTTTCTGAAGTTTGAAGACGTTTTTCGACTTCTTCATTAACGCGAGCTTGAACTTCTTCTTCAAATTTAGCTTTTGCTTCTTTGTTCTTAGAGGCCCAAAATACTTCGAGCTCTGTTTTTAAAGATGCAAATGCTTCTTCTGATGAATCAAGTCCTTTGATTTTCTCAGCGATAAATGCAGAATCACTTTCTTCCAAATCGTAAATTGAATCAATTTCTTCCATACGGGAATTGAAAGTAGCAACTGCTTCTTCAGCAGCTTTTTCTTTCTCAAATCCACCGATGCGTTCTTGAGCAGCTTTAAGCTCTTCTTGAATTTTTTCTACAGAAGCCTTAAGCTCTTCATTCGCAGCAGCGATTTCTGCTTTTGCATTTTCTGCAGCTTCAAGAGAAGCTTTGTACTCATCATCTTTTTGTCGAATGGCTTCAGCAAAAGTTGAAGTCATGCCTGCGATAGCCTCTTCTGAAAATTTCTTTTCAACAAGAGACGCTTTGATTTCTGATAATAGAGTTTCTAGTTCCATAATATTGTTATGTTTTACAGTGTTTTTTATTTTTTGTGAAATTTTGGCAGCTATTTTTTCAAGCTCAACACTTTGTTTATCGCTGATTTCAATAGCTTTTGTTTCTTTTACTTCTGGTGTTAGACTATCTTCTGATATAACACCTTTAACATTTGCGGCAGGTTTCATTGTAAAACCTATGCCCAATGGATAAACATTACCCACAATTAAACGATAAAGTGGAGTTCCATCATCCATCTTTCCTTTACCGCCAAACCCTCTCAACATGGCTTTCATTTCCATAATTTGTTTGGGGTCTGATATAATTTCTGCGTCCTTTAAATTCTTACTTCCAACAGCGATTTTGTAATCACTAAATCCAACTTCCCAACTAGCGGATACTGAATTATGTAATTTGTTGTTTGGGTTTGTGCTGTTTCTTAATGTTTCAAAAAAATCTCTATCAACTGTTTTATAAACAACTGCACCCAAAGCTATATTGAAAGGATCTCTTGTATCCTTATCTACATTAACCAAAATAGAACTATCAGTATAGTCACTAAATCCAGCATTTACTATGTGACCTACTACCTTCTTTTTGTCGTGTTCTATATTTGTTGGTTTATGTACGAATTGTTGCACGGAATCAATAGCTGTTTCTGTGCTTATACCATCTCCATTCTTATTAAACTCATTAACCACAGCCGCATTAAATGCAACACCCATCAAGTCAATGTTTTTTTCTAAATCAACTTGATTGGGTATCAAAGACTTCAAGTTTTGAATATTCGCTTGTGATAAAACTATATTACTAATATTATCAGAAGCTTGAACCTCAAAACTGAAGTTGGTTGTGTATTTATGATTAGGCATCTTTTTTAACAACCTTAATGTCGTCTTGTGGAGCTACAACGTCTTTTTTCTCATCATCTTTAGATAATAGTTTACTAGCAGCTTCAGACTCTTCTTCTGACATTTCCATACCATCTTCTTTCATTTTTTTAAGAATGGCTTTTTGAAGAGCTGGAGGTAGCTTCTTTTGTTTTTCAGTTAGACCGCCTTCGCCAACTTCATTAACTGTAGCTCGCATTTTGTCATATTGTATTCCACAAGCTTTCATTGTCTGATCGTCATCCATTTTAGATGTGTCAACTAAAGCTTTGTCATCTTTAGCACAAACTGACATAAAAGACTTGTACATAGCTTCTTCTTCTTGCTTGTATTTTTTAGCTATGGATATTTCGATATTCCCGTTTGAACGATCGATATTTGCTGTTAAAGGATTTTTAATTTCTTTCATTTGAGTGATATAAAATTGCTGATGGATAAATTTCTAACTTATGAGCATCTGACACATCATAAATTTCACTTAAGATGTTTAGATTTTCGATGTTAGTATAGTCATTTACACAAGAAATCATTGTTTGAGTCCAATTTTCTTTTTCACTACCACACACAACAGATTCGCATAATTTTGCTATCATTTGTTTTTGTTCTTTATTAAGTCTTTTCTTACTTAATTTTGATTTCATTTCTTGTGCAGCTAGTGTCTGTAAAGCTTCTATTTCATAGACTGTTGCTTGTATAGCTTCTTTCGAAATTGATTCTTTTGCTTCAGTTGTTCCAACTGGTCTACCTGGTACTCCAGGAACCTTTTGTTCATCAGCTGGTTCGACTGGTGCATCGTCTTCTATCATCGGTATACCGCCTACAATCGGGTTATAATGACCCCTCTTTCTTTGCTCTACAAATTTGTTTTGAGCTTCATCTAATTCTTCTGCTAATGGGAATCTTCCTGTTTGGATAATATTCATTCCTTGTTCTGCAGTTAGGATTCCAAGCTCCATTAATCTAGTTGTGACTCTCATTAATTGAACTTCATCTCTTAAATCAACATCTTGGAATTTTACAGTTGGATATGATCTAAACCCTAAATCCTTAGCAATTCGTCTAATCTCTGGTTGTAGGAAATCATTAATAAATGCTTCTCTTGCTTCTTTAAGTCTGTCTAAGAATACTCTAGCTTTAATTTGGGCGCCATTATATTTGTCATCGTTTAATATGATGTTTTGTAATCCTTCTTTGATATCTTTATTAATAACTTCATACTTTTGAGGCCCAACAACTTTATTAATATCTGGAATAACAAAGTCTGCTTTTGTAGTGTAGTCTGAAACCAAAACCCTTCCAACTGATTCGTTTTGGAAAAGTGTTTGCATAGCTTTTACATTATTGTGATTGATACCACCCTTATCTGGATCTGTGCCCATTGTAATCATAAGAATAACATTTTCCACGGTTCTCATGATTGCTTGATCCATTTTTTTCATCTCAAGCTTGGCATTGATGTCTTCTAATACTGGATAGCCAAAAGGAATAGCGAATGGCTCATAATCCTGTTTCTTATAAAAGCTATATGCTATTCTGTCATTTTTAAGATTGATTTTTAATCCGTCTTTAAAGTATGCGCCATCTTTGATTTGTTTTTGCACCTCTGGATCTAGTGCTTCAAATATAGCTTCGTCGTAATCATTTTTAGGATGAGCAAGCCTTTCCATATCAAATTCAGAAAGTATCTTTGCATAAGCTCCGTCCTTTGTACTAAAAACGGTGCTTCGCTTTGCAACGATTTCAAATGGATTCAATAATATATATTTAAGTGGGAATTTATTTTCTGCTGGCATATCGCTAACATTTTTAGAAAACTTTTTAAAATCTTCTAAATTAAACTGCCCATCTATTCTATAAAGAAATATGTTACCACTTCTGTAATACTCTCTAAAATATTGATCTTTTAAATCCCATAGTTTAATCCTATCAAATAATTTTTGGAAAAATTGTCTAGAGTTTGAATTGCCACCCTCTAAGTACACTTCTGTATTAGCGAACTCAGACATCATATCAATAGTATTTCTAAAGATTGGCACATTCGCATAAGCCTTTTGACAAAGCTCGATTGCTTCTCTTACATTAATTCCATCAGCAGACAGCTCGTATGGCAACATACCATTTCTAATTTGGCTGTACTTATTAGTAGTTGGTCTCACAGACGACCTATTAATTCTTTTACTTGTGTTTTGGGTTTGTAGTTCCAATCCACTGCCCGATCTACTATAAGAAGCTTGGGCTAAATGATACGGTTCTCCCATTGCAGCTGGCTCCACACTGTTGCTGGCTTGTACGTTTTCTGAAATTTTTTTGGTAAATTTGTTCCAGTAGTCAGATTTTTTATTATATTTTCTAGGCATAACTTGATTATTATAAAGTTCTTTACACAAAGTTAAAGTAACTTTGCTAACTTTAGTTTATAAACATTGGAGTAAATCCCATATTATTTTCTTGAGGTATGTCCATCATGTCATAATATATGTTCATTCCCCAGTTTCCCAGCACTAAAGCTGAATAGGAGTCCTTTCTTGGTCTATCTGCGCCCTTTTGTCTCTTTAAGTTTGGTGGTAAATCAAAATTTTGTGTTCCTCCAGCTGATGTGGTGACTTGTACAAGTGCACATTCTGCTTTTGTTAAGTCTAGCATATCTTTTTGATGCTCTATAAACTCAATCATTTTGGCGCCAACATTCTTTTCGTCTTCGTATTTTGAGAACTTTAAATCTTTAATAGGTATTTTTTTAGCTTTTTGTAGTGAATAGTTATCATCCATAGCCGTAGCCGCAAAATATAATTTCTTTCTATCAAATGACGTTTGTAACATCTCATTGGCGTTTCTAATCCATTGTGATGTTGGTTTTCTTAGGTTACATATAACCTTGTTACTTAAATTGTATTGTCTCCTAGCTTCTCTTAAATCAGATACATAATTCTGCGGATTTATAAAGTCAGCGTCAAAACAGCCTATTTCTATTTTTTCTTTTTTGAATATATCGCTTTCGTTTAAAGAATTTAAAAACTGAACACCGCCATTGTAGTCCCCTACAATCATAATAATATTAAAATGCTCTAGTAGGTATTTAAAATAGATGATATGCTTTTTAAGGTTGGTTCCTGGTAATGCATAGCTATGTACAACAACACCTTTCTTTTGTTCTGGGATTAATTTTATAACTTGTATAGCAAAGTCGTCAGATGTTTCTGATTCAGACCAAGATGGGTCAAATGCCATAATATATTCAGCGTCTGGATCACCCGCCACCTCAACACAAGGAGACTCACCGTCTACAATCGTACAGTCAGACATTTTACTGATTTTAAAGTAACCTGCGCTATCATCAGTAAATATTGCATTAAACTCTCGATCAATTTGTGATTGACTCATAGACCCTTTTGCTTGACTGATTAAGTTTTCATCATATAGAGCTTTTGGTGCCGCATCGTATGAAAATTGCATAATACATCTTCTACCTTGGTTTTTAGCCCCAGGATTAAAGATCATGTTTTCGTATGCTTGATATAGTTTGTATAAATATTCAAATTTATAAGATGCAGATGAAAGCCCTATCATTTTATTACTCGGCCATTCTTTCCTGTCCTCTTCTTTCATTTTGCCCGCCTTGATCATTTGATCTTCGGCGTCCTTGATCTTTTGTCTTTCTGTTGGATTTTCTACTACAGCTAGGAAAGGCATAATGACCTCATTATAAATTTTTTCTGGCATCAAAAGCAACTCGTCCACAATAATCCTTTGGAAACGGAAACCACGCAGTTTTTCACCGTCACCCAAAGGCAAAGCTGTGATACGGCTCTTGCCGATTTGCATGGACCATTCATCGTTTGATTTAGTTACCTTACCAATACATTGTTGAAATAATTCTGCTTTACTATCTTGTGCTATATCTTCTATTTTTCTAAATATCATTTTAGACTGACGAAAAGACTTAGATATAATTCCTATATGAACTCCTTGGTTCAGCATAGCATCTAACAGCGCAAAAATGCCCGTAGAAAAGGATTTTGACATACCACGAGACCATATGCCCAAAAAGTAATCATTCTCCATCATGGCCTTTACAGCCATGTGTTGAAATGGAAATAATTCTATACCAGTCAACAACTCCGTTGTAAACGTAATGTTTTCTTTTAAAAATTTGTACAGCCAATACTTCGCCTTGTTATCTTCAAGGTATCCCTCAAGTTCTAAAACTTGTTTATTGACATCCTCTCTTTTTAGAGGTTTTTGATTACCCGTTTCCCAAGACATTTTCTTCTTCTATATAATATTGAATATCTGTTTCCCAAAGCTCATCACCCAAAGCTAATAGTTTAGGTATAATTAATTCACTTTGCGCTCTACATCTCGTAAATATAAATTGACATTTTCTAGGGAACTCGTGTTGCAATTTAACCATATTTGAAAAAGCCCAATTTAAACTTGATGGTCTTTTACCTGGAAAGTATTGTTTATGCATTTCTCTTATTTCTTTTTCGACAACAATGTACATATATCCTCCAACATTAACACACCTTTCCATTTCTCTTCTAAATCTATCAAAACCTTTTCCAAAAGTTCCTAAAAAATCGGTAGCACTTTTTCTATCAACAAATGTGTTAGTGAAATCTTCACCAGCTAAAGTGTAGTCGCCAAAATCTAATTTTAAGTTTTCGTGGTTTTTAAAGAATAATGGTTTTTGCTCTCTAGTATCAATAAATACTTTTACATCAAAATCATCGAAAAACTTTTTAGTTAAAGGTTTTCTTAAAAGTGGTTCCACCCCTATTTCTTTACAAGCTTTATTATATCCGCCATAATATTTTTTGTATATATCAATGTCTGGTAATTTACTTTTATATAGCTCCAAATGATTGGGGGCATATTCCCATTCTTTCATTTTAATTCTTTCAGCTAAAACTTTTAGAATATAAGTTCTTACTTCAGACTTTTCAGACTCTTCGCACCACTGCCTCATTTGGTTTCTATTAGCAAAATCAGTAGTAAAATATTGTTCTTTCTTTTTGAATTGTATTGGGTTGCCAGTAAGTTTATTAAACCTAGGATAGTGTTTAACATAATAATCAGCTACATAAAGACCGTGCTTCTTGATATGAGCATGTAAAGCTTTTTCAGAAGCGAACTCTTCTCCACATTCTTTGCACTTATAAGACATCATCAACACTTATCCCTAAAACTCTTGCTTTCCAAGCCGCCATACCCTCTAACCTTTGGGCCTCTTCTTTGATTAACTCTTTTTGCATTTCTGCTATACGTACCATATTCTTACGCTCCTCTTCCTCTTGGAACAATTGAACGATAGATAAAAATGAAGCTGTTTCTTTTGCCCTGTTCTTCATTCTTTCTCCACGGTCTCCTTGTAACTTTTTAGTCAAGTTTTCTATACGGCTTTCACATTGATGGTACTCTGCACTTTTTGCTTTGATGATTTCAGCTAACCTTATACTCATCTCATCTTGGTCATCCGCTGACTCAAACATATCATTCAGTTTTTGTAGGTGAGATGTTATTAATTCTAAATTTATAATCTCTTTGCAGACGTTCATGTATAAGTTTAATTCGTCTGGTGTTAAATCTGGTTTGTCCCAAGTTAACCTTATAAACTCTTGTTCAAAAAGTTCTTTGTCCCTTACGTTTATATAATTGTTTACGATAGCTACAAATCTAGAATTATTTAAATTGATTCTTAATTTTTCACAACAAACTGTTTGATGCCTAGACATCTTGTCTTCTTCTAAACCATATCCAGTTGAATCGTTAATTTTTTTAATTATTCTAGAAATAGCGTGCGGGGCGACATATGTCGGGACTTCCTCTGGTGGAGCTTCCCTACCTAATGTTAAAACATATTCATGAACAGTTCTTTGTTCTTTGCTTAAATTTTTTACGGAGTTTCCAAAAAGTTCTTTTGCTATCTGCAAAGACGACCAACCAGCATCTACTCTTTGCTCTATGATGTTTTCTTGTTCTTGTGTTAATTCGATTGACTCTACTTTTTTATGTTTTGTTGTTTTTACTTTTAATCCATTTTCGGCTAAGAATTTTGTCACTGATCTACCTTCCTTAGACCTACCATCAAGTTTGTCATCATTAAAAACTATTTTTGTTATATCAATGATGTTGGGGTTTTTCTCAAACTCTTCTAAGATTTTTGTTTTTTGTTCTGGCGTTAAATCGTTCATATGATATCCTTTTCATCTAATATTTGTTTAACTTTCTCTTGAAATATTTTTCTTAAATTTTTTAGTTGTTTGTAGCCCGCGGATCGCTTTTTTTCGTTAGTTCTATATCCTAAATAATTTGCTACTTTTTCTTCTGAATGGTTCTCTATAAAAAGCATTTTAAATGCTATGTATTGTTTTTTAGATAAATGTGGTTTTAGTTCTTGGGATATTTTGTAAGTTGCTTTTTCTATGTCTACAAACTCATCCTGTCGTCCATACGCTTCGTTTTCATGGTTTTCTATTGTGACTGCTAACTTAATATCATAAGCTGGCTTCTTTCTTTTTTCCCAATGAGCAAATTCCGCACACGTATTATCTTGTAATCCACTTTTAGTTTTGAGGCAGGTATCGTATCCAGTATTATGTGGGCACTTTAAACACGGTCGTACGTAATTACCATAATGATTACGCAATAAGTTTTTAAATTGATTTGAGACAACTCTACTTAACCAAGGTTCAATAGGTTTTGTTTGATCCCATAGATGCCACTTTTTATAAATATGGGTCATGATGATTTGTTTTATATCATCATAGTCGACAGAGGGAACTGCATCTAGATCCCATTTATTTCTTTTTTTCTCTAGTGCTTTTTCTATCTCCTGTAATTTGTCTTGAAATTTATAATTCATTAATATCTCTTCTTACAATTTTCCTTCTTTTGGGAGCGGCTTTTCCTCTTAAGGAGCCAATTGTTTGTTGAGTATTAGAACCATAATCTTCTATTTCATATTCAAGTTTTCCAATATCTGGCACACTAGTCGAATCTGTTTCGTCCTCACTCAATGCTTTAGCTTTTCTCATGCTAGTAACATTTCTATTAATAGGTTTTGACTCATTAACTGTTGCGACACCCATAGGTGCGCCACATTGAGAACAAAACTTTGGAGGGCTGAATTTATATTCAACTTTTGTACCACATTCAGAGCAAAACTTAATCATAACTTATAATAACTTTAGGTGTTAACTTTTAAAGTTATTATTTTTACACTTATTTTAATGGTTGTGAGATGCTTATTGAGCCTCTAGCCAAACCTCCAGCACTTGCGCTGATGTTTTGTGCGGTTACTCTTCCGTCAACTGTGATTGTTGGAGCTACTGCATTTCCAGAAGAATTTTTAACCTCTATTGTTGTGGATCCATAATCGTTTCCACTGATTTGTACTAAGTTTTGAATGTTTTCTGATGTAACCGATATAGAGTGCTCTTCTGAAACTAATTCACATGAACTTAAGAAAAAGCTTCCTATCTGATATATAGGTTGTCTTTGTGCGGTGTATTGATATTGAACAGCTTCTACATTTCCTTGTTGAGCATTTATTCCGCCTACAGTTGAATATGCTCCATGACCAAAAACTCCAAAATCAACACTTGCTGGATTATTGTCTCCTGTTGTGATTCTTGATCCTGTGCCAGTTGTTGTTACTGGATTTAAAACAGCAAAATCACATTGCATTGCAACAGTTTGATAAGGTGTTAATGAAAAGGAATAAGAATTTAAAAATAATCCAGATAGTCTTATACCATCGTCTAAATCTCCAATTGTAACTGTAGCACCTATGTTTCCTATGTCTCCAGTATAATCTGTCGGGTTAAAATTGCCGCTACCACTACCAGTAATATAACAAGTAAATGATAAAGTTGCGTTGGGTGATCCTGCTAATCCAAAATTAGATTTATCTACATCTTGGCCTAAAAATCTTTGTTGCGAGATATTTGGTGTGTAGCTAAACTGAGCATTGTTTGCATAAACTGTTGTTTTGTTATTTGCTGTTGGTACAGTTGCAACATTAGCTCCTGTGCTAAAAAATAGACTTACATCCTTATAACTAAAATACGCCATAACTATTATTACACTTTTTTATAGCCTCTGTACGTTAAATTCGAAATTACTGTGTCTCCAGCGCCCGCAGAATATGATTGACTTACCAAATGACCACTTTCAAGCTCAAATGTATTAACTGCCACGTTGCCATCGTAACGCACTATTGTTCGTATTGTTCTATCTCTATTTTTGTCGCCACTTAAAAAAGAAAACCCATCTTCTATTTCATTATCGTCAACTTCCATAGATATAGTTACTTCTTGTTCAATTGGCCCAATTAATTTTATTGCACTAGGTCTGCCATCATTATTTAATCCATATATTGTTTCGTAAGTGTAGCTTTCTGTAAAAGAAAAATTTTGAACAGCATTTGTAGATTGTTTGTCAAAAGTAACTTCTATTCCAGTTTGAGATACTTCTTTTATTGCTGAAGTTTCAGCAGTGCTTGAAGCCGCACTATTTGCACCAGAAACATCCCCAAATATTTCAAAACTAAATTCTAAAGTAGGTATCTGACCAATATTTGCATTAAAGGTATATCCACCAAGAACACCACTATTAAAATCTAAATAATTATCACCATATTCAAATTGACCACTAATTGTTGTGGAGCCAGTCAAAGTTCTCAAAAAATCTGTATTTAATAATAATTTTGATACGTTGGCGGAAAAATTTGTTGGACCAGATATTTCTGTTGTAACAAAATCGTTACCCAACATTTCGACTGGCGCTTCAGAAACATTTTGCGAAAATGATATGTTTTGAATTCCAGTTAATAATTTACCGTTGAATACGATTTTTTCTTCGTCAGAGCCTATTGCCATAAGTGTTTTTACACTTTTTATAAACGTTTTGAGACATCATTCCAGTATTTAGAAGAGTCGCGTAATTTCCTGTTAGATTCTCTAATGTACTCCATTTGTGTTTTAAGCACATGTAAAACCTCCAAGTAATGGGGTTTATCTTTTGCAGGAATCATTGGTTTGACTTCTTCAATAAGAATATCTATCACATGATCGATATACTTACAAGTAGGTCCAGGCACCGTTGGTGCGACCTTTTTATAATCTTCGTATGTCTTTTTTGCTGGCATTTCTTTTACGTATGGCTACATACATAAATACACTAAAACCAGCTAAAAGTGCATAAGTAGATGGCTCTGGTACTGCGCCAAATGCTGCTGGATTATTACCAAGAATACTTACATCAAGTGTTCCATACGCATCTGGTACGAATGAACTAAATACCACGATGTATTCGGTTCCACCTGTAAGTTCCATCTCTGCATAAAATCCTTGTGGTTCTGGTGGTCCTTCTGACCATTCATTTCCGTTAAGTCCTAAACCCCAACCAATATTATTGTTATATCGAAAAGCAGTAGGCATATCAATTATATAATCTACTTGTGGTACATCAGTATAAAAAAGCAATTGTGTTTCTTCTATAATAGTATTACCAACTGCGATGTCACTATTATAATTATTAAATGTATACCAACCATCTTCACTTGGTTTGAATGTCATTGTCTCATACCATATCTTAGTATCTTCATCAGCGTCTAACACTGGGTTTTGACCAAGAAACTCATACGCATCGATATACTTATTAAAATCAAATTGAACATCAAGGTCATACAAATAGCCATCGGATATTACGCTTGGTGTGATAGTGATTGATCCAAATGATAATAACGGAACTAATAATAATAAATATTTAAAC